GCCGTTTCTAGCGAAGCATTTTTTGTAACAATCTCAATGCAAGCCTCACGCTCATCTTGGCGCACTAGTTCGGCAAAGCGTTCAAGGTCTGCATCGTTTGCAACCCACCAGCCCAAAGGACGAGAAAAAGTTAAACCCGCTTGTTCAGCAAGCTCTTTGATTCGTTCGTTCATGCTTCACCTCGCTCAATCTCTTGCCCTATCCTAGCTAGTTCTGTCAGCGCCTTGTCTTGCTTGAACCCAACCATGCGTCCTGCCTCAAATGCCATCTCGTAGAAGCGTTCTAGGTGTATATCAATTGGTCCTGCGTCAACCCAATACATACCATTTTCCATCTCGTATGCAAGACCAGACTCTAAAGCAAGCTCAATTACTTTTTTGTTCACGATGCAAGCCTCCACAAGCCGATTTGACTAAACGCATAACCTGCCCAAACCATTCCGGTAGAAATATTGCCCTTGTGGAATTGCTCAATACTTACCCATAGGTAGGCAACTCCGGTTGCTGCGATTAGCCAATGGCTCATGTGTTACTCCTTAAAATGGAATGTCTGACTCTTCGTCTGCAATGCTTGCCTGGCGCTGCCGTGGCTGCTCGTCCTTAGCTTTAGGCTCAAACAAACTGAACCATCCGTCTGACCCAACAGGAACAGCCTCTAGCTTGAGTGCTAGACCGCCTGTCTTGGTGTTCATAACAATGCCGCACTTCATCCATCGGCGCTTCTCCTGACCGTTTTTGTCTGTGTACGATCCGGTACTAGCCATTACTTCGTAAGCGATACTCATTTCATTTTTTCCTTTAAGCCGTTAACGGCGCTATTTACTTCGTCTAAAAACTTAACTACACGGTCTTCCAACTTCTCGATATACTCATCGTCCCTGTCAACACGGACAATCAGCATTTGTAAACCATCAGGCAGTCTTGGGTCAAAACTTACGAAATCACACCACTTTCGACCCGTAACTGCTAGTTGGCATTGAATCTGCGGGATGTACTTTGTGGGTACTTTGTCAGCCATAACATAGTCAATATGCGTAGCTGTGTTGGGGCATTTGATCTCGATAAGCCCGTCTTCTCCTATCAGACCGTCAGGCGAGCACCCAAACATAGGGATGGTCTTGTGGTCAACAAAGGCAATCTGATCCACAAAGTTACCTGTCTTAACCTCGTACTCTGCACGAGCAATAGGCTCTTGGTCTACTCCCCATTGCATACTTCCATTTGTAAATGACGCTGTTTTAATTCCTGTAAGCCGTTCTACCACTAAGTCTGCAAGGTAATTCCTATAACCCGCTGTTGTAATGGCAGACATTACATCTGACATCCTAGAAGCAGTCGCTTTCCCGACTCTGAGGGCTAGCCATTCTGGTGTTCCTTGCTCAATCATTCTGCGTCCTTTGCTAAGAGTTCAGCTTTGCGTGCGTCTTTAGCTGCATTGACCTTTGCAAATGCCTCTGCATCGCCCTTAAACAGCTTTACAGCGCTTGAAAAGTGAGCCTTGAGTGAATCTAAGTCCGTAGCGGATTGGATGGCTTTAACGGCTACTTCTACGTCTGCTGTAGGTTTCTGCCTGGACGCTGCGTTACCGTCATCATCTTCCCCCGCAATACCACAGGCTGCCATAATGCTATAGCGTCTTGCATACGAAAGCGCTGAACCGTAGCCCTGTGGGTCTTGCTTGCTAGCAGGAACGTGCAACATACCGCCTTTAAGCATCTCGCCTGACTCGTGCAGAAATACGGTCTCTACAACTACACCGTTATCGCACATAGAAGTCTCTTGGTACACGGCAATACCGTTATTAAGGAGAGCATCGTTTACAGCCTCCAAGCAAGCTGCTAGATCAGCATACTTGCTACGGAAGTGTGGGTTAACGGATGTTTTAAGTGCTGGAGCAAACTCTCGTTTTGCCTTAACAAATGCTTGTGCTATTTTTTGCATGATTTTCCTTGGTTAATTATGCTGAAAAATATTGTATTTTTTGTCTTTCTGTTTGATATGCTAGCTCTGCTTCTTTTATATCTGAAAACAAACCTAAATATTTCCTTTGCTTATAAACGCAAATGTAAGCAGACCACTTCCTTGCTTTCTTATGCCAACTCACTCCAAGAATATTGCTTTTGCTATTTTTGCTAGCTCTTGTTTTGTTGTTTGCGTTTGATATGCTTTTTAAGTCCCTGAGATTTTCTATCCTGTTGTCTTGTTTGATTCCATTTATATGATCAATTTCTCCTGAAGGTAACTTGCCATGAACATACATCCAAGCTAGTCTGTGTGCGTAATAAGATTTACCTAATACTGTAATTCTCAAATAACCAAATCCATTATCAGTACCAAGTTTTTTTGTAACGCACACACCCCTACGCTTTTTTTTCCAATAAAAATCACCAGTATTAGGGTCGTAATTTAATAACGTATGCAAATCATGTTGGGTAAGCATAACATTCCTCATAGGTTGTCATCAACCTATTATACACACTATTTTGCCACCTGATAAATTCGTGCTTCGATTTTGTCTAACATCTCGCCAATTGCGGGATCAGGACTGTAGTAAGCCTCGGAGATGGTCTTTAGCAAGTCCATAACAAAGTGTTTATCGCTCATGTGTTCAGCCCAAAATTCTGCGTCACGGATCGGGTACTTACCGTCTGAAAACGCTTGCATAATGCGGACATTGGTTTCGAGGTTCATAGCAACTCCAACACAAACAAAGCGCCAAAGGCAAAAGCAGCAATTGCGTAGAGTGCAGCATCGTATGTAGATATTGTTTTCATTTGTAGCTCCTTGGTTAAGGTGATGTAACTGTAAATCTGTGGCTTTTGTGCGTATATAGGGACTTTCCCTAATAGACTTAGAATTCAAACTCCTTTAATTCGTACCGTCCTTTTGCGTTCTTCCACCAACCGTGCACAAGCACACGCCAACCCGACCGCAGCATCTCAGGGAAAGCCTCTGCTGCCTCAATCTTCTTAATCCTGCTAGACATATTGGACTTGCTCGTAACCTGCACAGCTACCGTCTCTCCGTTGCCAATGCAGAGCAAGTCAATACAGCCGTATAGATCGTGTCTGCGCTTGGTGAAGTAGTTGTAGTGGTCGCAATTAGCTACCTGATAACCGAGCGACTTCATGTGTGCTATCGAGCGTGCGGATGGTGTCATTTCGGTGTCCTATCAGGATTGGCTTAGATTTAAAATTAACGCCCGCTAGAGCGTTTTGTTGGTCTGTGATACCCGTAAGTACTGCCGGTGCGTCAATTGGCGCTCCTGTGGTCTTTAAACCCCGATAGCGGGTCTGAAACTCTTTAGCCACAAAAGCCCACTCGTCTTCTTCTTTCTTTCCGAGATGTACCCACCCACCCATGTCTTGTATAACCTTATGGATAATCGGGTCTGCAAACTGTACGGTTTGGTATGTGCCGACAGATCGGATGGCTTTGTCTACAAGTGACCAGGCTTCCAAGGATGAGTCTACCGTTGTGCCGCCAATAAGTTTTACAACATCAGCAGGTTTAGGCAAAAATTGTCCGTTGTCAGGGTTAAGCAAATGGCGAGCTAGTGCATCCTTTACGGCTTTCAGGTCGTATTGGCGCAGAGCCTCAAACCAAATGCGTAGGAGCATGGGGCTAACTTCCTTGTTGTATACGGCAAACATACCAGCCATAAACTGTGCAAACTCTTTCTTGTCTTGGTCAACCATTTATAAAAGCCTCCGCAGCTTGTTGGTTAGAGTTCTCTAACGTTTGTTGCTTACTTGCCTTATTTACCCACTCAGCCTTAAATCCTAGCCACCCACGAGAGCAGCACTCCATAACAGCCTCGTTTAGAGACCATCCTGCCTTAGCCGCCTCTGCCCGTAGCTGGTTGATAGCTGATTCGGTAATGGGTGACTTCTTAGCCCTGCGGACTTCCATGTAGTCCAACCATACCTGCGGTGCTACATCATGCGGACGTGATATTTTCGCTATGGCTTTGCGTGGCTCTGCTTTTACACCATCCTCTGTAGCCAACTTTAGGAAGTGTAGAACCTGACCGCCTAAGCTGCGGCAGTTCTCCGCAGCCAGGTCTTCCAGCTTATGCCGTAGTTCGGACGGGATACGGACGGATATTGTTGTGTCTTTAATCATGTGTTCTCCATTGCCATTTCAAGCTGATAGTGCACATAGTTTGCAAACGCTCTAGTATCAAACTTATTCCAGTCCTTACGCACGTTACCGTCCGTGTCCAGAATGTCGTAGTCATAGTTAAATATCCCACCATCTCCGTCTACAGACGGTGAGTGCTCTCGTATATATACGCCAACAATACAAGGCTGCTCGTCATCCGTATCTGTTTGGATATACATAGGTAGCTCGTAGTCGTACATTTGTTCTCTCCGGTAAAGGATGGGGCTTTCGCCCCATAATTTAATTAACTACACGCAAAATACCTGTCTTCCCAGATCCTTTTAAGAATTCAACCATACTAGCCAAGAGATCAGCTTTTGTATCTCCGTAAAATTCTATTGGCGTGTCCTGCAATTCTGCTACATTAGTGCGGATGTTTACTCCCTCAATTTCTCCAATGAAACAACGATCCATGCTGTCTTCGTTTGGGCTATAAACGTATGCTTTGTAAACTGTTTTCATTTTGATCTCCTTGATATGGC